CGTCCACGTCGTCGTCGACGAGGGCGAGATGCCGAGCAAGGCGCAGGACAACGACCCCTGGGCACGTGAGCACGCACAGCGCGAGTTCATCGGCCGAGGGCTGGCACAACTCGACCTGAGCGATCACGACGTCATCCTGCAGTCCGACGTCGACGAGATCCCGAGGGCGCTGCATGCTCGCAACTGTCGCCCGCAGGGGTTCTGGTCGTTCGGTCAGCGAGGGCACTTCTGGGCCGTTGACTGGCTGTACCCGCACCCGTGGTACGGCACCGTCGCCGCCACGGTCGGCCACCTCGCCAAGTTCCCCGAGGCGCGCCGATTCTCCTACATGCGTGACGTGCGCATGACGGCACTGTGCCCGCCACACCTGCAGGACGCCGGCTGGCACCTGTCTTGGCTCGGCGGGCCGGAAGCTGCAGTCCGCAAGGTCGGCAGTTTCTGTCATCCCGAGGTCGAGGATCAGATCCGAGACGGCCTCGAACGGGACACCTTCTACCGTGACGGCATCCACGTCGACGGCACGAAGATGACGCCGGTCGACGTCGACGACACCTGGCCAAGATGGATCGTGGAGGGCCACGCCCCGGCGTCGTGGTATCGGCCCCGATGAGGGTCGACCCGTTCGGCGAGGAATGGTTCAGCGAGGCGTCGCAGCGGGCGGTCGCCGACCTGGCGCGCAGCGTCGCCGACGTTCCCGGCTTGATGGTCGAGGTCGGATCGTGGACTGGTCGCTCGACGTGCGCACTGGCCAAAGCGATCAACCCTCGCCCGCTCCACGCCGTCGATACCTGGGCCGGTTCGCCCGGCGAGATCAGCAGCACCCTCGCCGCCGAGCGTGACGTGTTCGCCCAGTGGCAACGCAACGTCGACGAGTTCACTGACGGCAATGTGATCGCTCACCGGGTGGGCTGGCGAGAGTTCTTCGCTGACAAGACTTCGCCGCTGGCGTTCGTGTTCATCGACGCCGAACACACCGAAGTCGAGGTGGCCGACAACATCGCCGCCGTGCTGCCCTGGCTTGCCGAGGGCGGGATCATTTGCGGTGACGACGTCATGCACCCGCCGGTCCGTCAGGGCATCGCCCGGCACCTTCGCCCGGTCGATGTCCAGGTGGAGATCGGCACGTCTGTCTGGTGGTGGAAGCGATGAACCTGCTTGACCTGCAGTACGCCGAGGCGTGCAAGACGCCATCGGACATCTACCTGCACCTTCCTCGGATGGTGCAACTTGTCGAACAACTCGACGCCCAGCATGTGCTTGAGCTCGGTTCCCGGTCGGGCGTGTCGACGATCGCCTGGCTGCACGCATTGCAGCGCACCGGTGGTCGGCTCACGTCGGTCGACCTAGACGCAGCACCGGCCATCGGTGCGCACGACAACTGGACCCACATCCAGGGCGACGACACCGACCCAGCACTGGTGGCGGCGCTCGACCCGGCCGACATCGTGTTCATCGACACAAGTCACCTGTACGACCACACGGTGCAGGAGTTGGCGATCTACCGCTGGCTGGTGCGTCCCGGTGGCGTGATCTGTCTGCACGACACCGAGCTGCCGACGCCCGAAGGCGCACCGCCCCGGCCGCTGTACCCGGTGAAGAAGGCGGTCACCGAGTTCATCGCCGAAACCGGTTGGCAGTGGCACAACTTCCCTGACTGCTGGGGGTTCGCCGTGATCCGAGTTCCTGAGGAGTGACATGGCCATCACCAACGGGTACTGCACCCTCGCCGAACTGAAGCCAGAGCTGCGCATCCCGGTGCTGCTGGACACCGAGGACGACACTCGGCTCGAGGTGGCCATCGCTGCAGCGTCCCGCCAGATCGACGCCCACTGCGGCCGATTCTTCTGGCGCGAAGCGGGCACGCACACTCGCGAGTTCTACGCCAACGACCACCGACGCTGCGAGGTCAACGACATCTCCACCGTGACCGGGCTGGTCGTCCAGGTCGACGACGATGACGACGGCGTGTTCGAGACGACGCTGACCATCTCGACCGACTTCATCCTGCGGCCGCTCAACGCCGCCGACCATGTGCCGGTATTGCCGTACGACGAGATCGTGTTGGTCGATGCGATCAACGGCAACTTCCCGATGTCGCAGTCGGGCCGACCTGGCGTGCGCGTCACGGCTCGGTTCGGCTGGCCAGCGATCCCCGACGACGTGAAGAAGGCGTGCCTGGTGCAGTCGGCCATGTTGTTCAAGTCGGCGGACGCTGTGTTCGGTGTGACCGAGTTCGCCAACGCCGGCGCCGCACTGCGGGTCGGTCGCACGATCAACCCGATCGCAGCGGCGCTGCTCGAGCCGTACTGCAAGCCGAGGGTCGGCTGATGCCGACGGTGCAAGAGGTGCGCTCGGCGCTCGCCGACGCCATCGCCGTCACCGGGCTCCGCTCGGCGCCGATGTGGCAGGACACATTCACCGCCCCGATCGCCATCATCACCCGTCGGGAGTTCGACCCTCGGCTGGTGTTCACGTCGAACAGGGCCGCCTTCCAGTTCACCGTCACGATCTACGCCGACCGCACCAACGAGCGCACGGCGCAGATACTGCTCGACGACTATTGCGAACTGAGCGGCGCCGAGTCGGTCGTGGCAGCGATCCAAGACGACGACAACTGGTCGAGCGTCGACATCGACTACGTGCAGGTCATCCGCATCGGCGAAGTCACGGCGTCGTCGCAGGGTGAGTCGAACTACCTAGCCGTGCCGATCGACGTGGAGGTCGTGTTCTAATGGCGTTCAAGACCGCTCAAGCCAGCAGGGTCGCCGTCGGGCTGCTCAACGCTTCCGGCTACACCAAGGGCTATTCGCTGACAGCGCAGACCGCTGCGCTCGATACGACGGTGCTCACCGACACCGCCAAGACGTTCATCGTCGGACAGGACGAGTCGTCCGGGTCGCTCGACATGCTGTTCGACACCGTCGGCACCACGGCGCTGCAGTACCAGGCTCTGACGGCGCAGAAGGCAACCGGGCCGTACCCGCTGACCTTGTGCCCCGATGGTTTCGCTGTCGGCGAAGTGGCCGTGATGGTGAACGCTCACCTCGGCAACTTCACCGGCGCATCGTCGGTGTCGGATCTGGTGACGTGCTCGGCGGCGTTCCAGTCGACCGGCAACTTCGATGTCGGCCTGGTGGTCGAGAACTTCACCGCCATCACCGTCGACACCAGCGGCACCGCACGCGACCAGACCGCCGCCACAGCCAACGGCGGCGTAGCGCACATCCACGTCACGGCGTTCTCCGGCCTGACCAACAACGCCTGCCGCATCGAGCACAGCGTCGACGGTTCGACCAGCTGGGCCACGTTGGTCACCTTCGCTACCTACACCGGCGTCACCTCGGAACGTGTCGAGGTCGCCGCTGGCACAACGGTCCGTCGATACCTCCGGGTGGTCGACGACGTGACGGGCACCGGCTCGACCACTCGGTTCGTGTCGTTCGCTCGCCGCTAATCACACCACCCCCATCACCAAGGAGTCCCGATCATGGCTTTCCGTGCAGGTACCACCACCTTCATCGCACTCGACGGCGTCAACGGCGCCGGCACCAACGTCTCACGTTTCGCTGACTCGTTCGACTGGCCGCAGTCGGTCGAGACGCAGGAAGTCAGCGCCTTCGGCACCGCCGCCAAGGCGTTCATCAACGGCCTGACCGACGGCGACACCGTCTCGATCAGCGGCCCCTACGACGCGCCGATGTTTTCGCTGCTGGCCGGCGTGAAGGCGGCGCAGTCGGCGGGCTCGTCGACCATGACGATCCTCTGGGGCCCGGGCGGGTCGGTGTCGGGCGAGGCCCGTGTGACCGCTGAGGCGTGGGTGACGAGCGTGTCGCTGTCGTCGTCGGTCGGCGGCCGTGTCGAGTTGTCGGCATCGCTGCAGGTGACCGGCGCCGTCACCAACAACACCTGGTAATGGCCGACACGCTCGACTCGTTCGGGCGCAAGGTCGACGGGTTCATCGGAGAGATCGAAGCCGAGAAACTGCGCGCCATCGCCACCAAGGTCGGTGTCAAGGCCAAGCAGCTCGCCACCGAGGCGGCGTCTGCTGACCTCGGTGGCGACCCGGCGTTCAGCGGGTGGCGACCGGCGACGAACCACCTGGCTACCCGCTTTGACCACGTCCGGCCGGGCGTCATCTCGTTCCACCCGACCGCACGGTCGGCGGGGCCGTGGACGGTCGCCGAGTTCGGCCGCAACCAGGCCGCCGGGCCCCGCATGATCGGGCCACGCCTGACCAAAACGGGCAAGGTCTCCAAGGCCCGCCAGCGTCGCTACAACGGCCGTACCGAGGGCAAGGGCACGGCCAGCGATGCGCTGGCCAAGATCGAGCCGATGGTGCCGGACGTGGTCGACGCCGAGGTGACAAAGGCCATCCGCAAGTTCTTCTCCTGAGGCGGTGACCGTGGCGAACAAGATCAGCGTCATCATCGACGTCGCCGTCGACAAGGGCGTCACGTCACTCAAGAAGTTCCGCTCGGCGATCGGCGAGGCCGAGACGGCGAGCGGCAAGATGCGTGCCGGGTTCGACGTTGCCAAAGAGTCGATCGTTGCCAACGCTGCGAACATCGCAATGGCCGCCGGCGGTGCGCTGATCGCCTTCGGCGTCAAGGCAGTGCAGGCGTTCCAGGACACGGCGCTCGCCGCCGGTGCGTTCAGTGACGCCACCGGCCTGGCCGTCGATGAGGCCAGCCGATTCATCGAGGTCGCTGGCGATATCGGCATCGAAGCCGGGACCGTCGAATCGGCGCTCGGCAAGATGAACAAGACGCTGGGCGGCTCGCCGGAACTGTTTGCCAAACTCGGCGTCGAGATCGCCAAGACGGGCACCGGCGCCACCGACGTCAACGGGACGTTTCTCAACGTCGTCGACCGACTAAACGCAATCAAGGATCCGGCCGAGCGGGCGCGTGTTGCGTCGCAGTTGCTCGGCAAGGGCTGGCAGGGCATGGCCGAACTGATCGGCCAGGGGTCGACTGCGCTGAAGGCGTCGCTCGCTGGTGTCGCCGACG